GGCATTACATCGCCCTGATGTTGACCGGCACGGGGCCTGAAATTCTGACATATCTTTGCAGGGCCGCTACTACAGCGTTGGGGTCTGCGCCTTGTACATTTACCGTAATGTTGGCACCGCCAGCCAAAGAACTATTTGCGGTGATGTTTCCAGACGACGACGGTGTGAACAGTTCCGCGCCGCGCTCGCCTACAAGATAAGTCGAGCCGCCAGCAACGGGACCGCCCATAGCGCGAGCAGGCAATGTAGAGATACCTGCAAGGTTTAGCGCATCAACGGCGCTGAGACCGCCGTACTCGGCACCGCGAGCAAGATAGCCAGCCAATTCGAGTGCAGCTGCTGGACCCTGAGTTTTGTAACGGATCAATATTTCTTTAGACGAAATGTCGCCCATAGCACCAGCGATTCCAGACAACATTGTGACAAATTCGGCAGCCTGCTGTTCATACGCATCAATGTCTGCTTGGGCACCCGAACCGAAAGCAAGTTTGGCGGCGGCTTCAAGTTCAGCAAGTTTGATCTTTGCGTTATCTAACGCAACTTCTTTATCAAGTGAACCCGTCAAAGTTTTCCAAGCATTGTCGGCGTTCATTAACGCTGTGCTCATACCGTCCACCGCATCGTTAAAAGGAAGAATGGCATCTAGTCGGGCTTGCTTTATCGCTACTTTAAAATCATCTGTGTCTTCTCGAGCCAAACGCATATCCTCAGCAAAAACAGGGATCACTTCTGTTTTACTGCTGAACATTTCAAATATGTCTTTAAAACCTTGTTGAATATCATCAACGACCATTTCGGCAGTGTCACCAATGTCGTCCCAAACGGTTGCAAAATAAGTTTTGTTCCACTGCTTTTGCAAATAGTCGTACATGTCGCCAAGACCTGTGACGGTCTTGTCAATAAGTTCAACAATGTCTGTGATGATCGGTACTAAGAACTCACCAAAGTTAATTGCTAACGCTTTGGCTTTGTCACCAAAGTCGTCCATCGTGTCACGAAACTCTTTGGCTTTCCTTAGTTCGTCAGAATCAACGACCTGTGCGTCACCAACATTCTTGAGCGCAGTCTTAAGATCGCCTGCACCCATCTCAATGAGTTCTGACATTGACTGCCATCCCTTACCGAGCAACTGTGCAGCAACCTTCGCCTTCTCTGCTGGGTCTTTAATCTTTTTGAGACGGTCAATAGTGTTTAAGAAAGTCTCGTTGACGTCCAACGAACCATCACGCAGATACACAAGGTCAACGCCAAGGTCACGAACTTTGTCAGGGTCTGCACCAATCGTTTTGTTAAGTCGACCGATCGCACCTTCAACTGCGTCAACTGGTATTGCTAAGTCGCCTGCGACTTCCATATAACGTGAGGCGTCTTCAACCGCAAGTCCTGTTGCATCAGCAAATTTTCCTGCATTTAACGCAAGGTCTTGAAACGCTTTAATGCCTTGAGCGGCAAAAGCGGCTAGGGCTGCGCCTCCTGCTAAAGCAAGGTTTCCCGCGTTGGCTTTGACAGCATCTAAAGCGACGTTTGAGCCAGCCTTAAACTTGCCCATTCCGCCTTCGGCTTTACTAACGGCAGTCTTGAAATCGTTAAACGCCGCTTTAGCGTTTTTAATGCCTGTATCTTCAAGGCTGGTAATGATCGGAATGTTGATTGCCATTAGCGGATTCTCGCCATCTCTTGGTTTGCGTCCCGAACTACTCGCTGGATCGTGTCGTTCATTTCTCGTTCAATCATAGACAAAGAGTCGGCGGCTTTAGCCCACATAAAACGCGACGGGTTACCCGGTAGCGCGCTAGCAAAGTTTGGTCGCTGATACTTGGCTTCACGCTTAGACACTCTGCCTCCGCCCTTACCAGCCATGTCTACAATCGCCACAGGCGCGCCCTTGGTCGTAATGCGAACAATGTTGACAGGAACGCTCATACGGGGCTCGTTGACGTTTCTACGGGGCTTACGCGTGTCAATCTTGATAAGCGAGTTTTTACGATTGGGCCACCCGGTGCGACCGTTGTGAGCCATTCCAGACAGCGGCGGTGCCGACGGAATTGACTGGTTGATCTCAGACAACAACGGTTTCAGAATGTTGCGAATATCTTTGTTCAATTCACGCTTCAGTGAAGGGTTGATTTTGCCAAGTTCGCGCATTGTCTCAGCCACACCTTTCACCTGAATTGTCATTGCTTGCTCTCGTTCTGCTCGATTATCAACCTGACCATTTCGTCAATGATGTGGGCTGGTGTTTCCATCAAATCCAGTGGACTGATGCCTGTCCGAACAGCGAGCTGCGCGATCAGGTTTGTGGCTCTTCCTGCGGGCCCTGTTTGGCTTTTGGGACGAACGTGATATCCATGACGTTTTCTACCCAAGTGCTAAACAACGGCACCACAATCTTTTTGGTTCGTAACGCATCCCAAGCCAACCATGCGAGAGGCTTGAATTTCATGTCTTCTAAGAAACGGCCCACGGAGAGCGTGGGGTGATGGTCTTCCCATCTGCACGCAACTCCGTAGGTGATCGGTGCTTCGAATGTTTCACCGTCTGCCATTTCTACTTTTAATGTCATGCCAATCATGTCGGGGTCCTTTTGTTAGTTGTTGATTACGGGCTGACGATGTCGCGGACCCAAGTGCCACCAGTGAAGGTGACTGATACTTGGCTCAGTTCTCCGACGGTCGTAACAATAGGCGTAAACGACGCCAACATTGCGTTACTGATTGTGTACTCAGGGTTAGACGCGGACTCGGTTGAACCTGAAGGCGAGATAACCAGTGTGGTAGTGCCGTCTCCAACAACATCAAACAGGGTGGCTTCAATTTCGCCTGCGCCGTAGTTCTGGAACATTGTCAAGGTGACGTTTACCATTTGGAGGCCCGACACGAAGCGGTGCCCGGTATCTCCGAAAGTCGTAGATTCGAGAGCGTCATAGCCAATTTCTAGGCTGGCTGCCGAAGTGTTTTGGGTGACGTCCACGGTTGAAATAAAGACGGTTGGGTTGGACAGGTAAACGGTTTTTGTTGTGGGCATGATTTTTCCTTTATGGGATGCGCTTTGAAGCGATTCTGATTGTTAGGTCGTATGCGGGTAATTCTTGGGAACCGATTTGAGCGAGCGACGGGTTACCACTCAAAACGGCGATTGGGGAATTCATAATCGTGTCGACTACTCCGAGGATGTAATCCGACGAGTCTTGGTTGCCGGGTGGCGCGCCGAGGATTCGGAGATCAACTGTGATATCTGCGATTTGGTTGTTGAAACAAGTGAACGTCGGTAACTCCACAAACACTGTGAGCGGTCGTGCATTGCGCGGATCGGTGACTGGTTTAAGTCCCAAGGCTGTGAGCGACGCTGACACGGTGTTGATGGTGTCTGTGAAGATGCCTGCCACATTAAGCCACCTGACTGCGTTTGACGCCAAGCAACTGGTTAACGCGTCCGAGAGTCATTAGCGGTGGTCCGCTCATGTCTCCAAACGATGCGTAATTGTCTCCAGTTGTGCCGCGTTCCCTGTACAAGCCCGCCGCATAAAGCGTCGTACCAAGCAGGACGGAACTGTCAGGGACAGTCGTGAGACTGTCGTGGTAACCAGCCTGCACTCGACGCCTAAAACACCAAGCGTTCGCAGCTGCGACACAAGTAGTGAGAAACGCTGTGTCATTTGCCGTGGCCGACGAGATACCGAGAAACTCAATAACTGGTGCAGTTGATGACAACCAAGTACAAGTCAAAGTCCAAGTTAAAGTTCCAAACGGATCGGCAGCGGATCGTTCAAGATCGTCGCCAACATCTTGGAACATCAACTGATTAACAATGATTTCGTTTTCGTTGTAAAGCAGGTCGCCTGCTTCGTTGACACCAGCAAACAAGTTCACTGGTACAGCGATAACAATGTAGGTGCCGTTGAGACCGTGTCCGAGTCCTGTCAGTGTGATTGTCTGGCCGACAGTGATGTCGGTTGTTTCGAGGGTCTGCACCACAGCAACATCATCTAGACGCTGGTGGTGCGTCACGCTAAATGTGGCCATGGTGCAAACTCTCTCTTAGTCAGTCGAATCAGAACGTGAACTTGACGAACTTGCTTGAGTCAATCATCAAAGCAGCAAAGTAGCCACGGAATGCGATTGTGCGTGACAACGTGGACGGGTTGTCCAACGAGATCGCGCCCTTCTGCTGTTCAAACAGTTCGTAACCCGATGCGTCACCGACGATGGCGGTGCCTGATGCGAAGTTACGGTCAACGACTACGGACAAGCCAAAAGCGTTTCCGTTGTTCTGTCCGGGTGCAAGATTACCGAACGCGTTCATTGGTCCAATCTGTGGAAATAACGGACGCTTGCTCGAATCCGAAAGACCGAGAAGATTTCCCCAGATTCCGGGTGCAAGGAACAAGTGGGTCGGCAAGTTGCCATTTGACGAAGTAAGGATTGTTGCTGCAGCTTCAGCAATTTCAGCCGCCCAAACTTCAGGCTTGTCAAGGTCGGCAGCGGCAAACGCTTGAGTCGTGGTTGCGCCAGCGACCAAAGTATCGGCCGCATAATTGTCCGTGGCGTTCGCGTAGATTCGGCCCATGTCGTCAAGCAAAATTGACAAGATCGCGGGATCGGTCCAATCCAGATCGGCTTCAGAAATGTTCACGTAGCCACCGAAAATTTGCTTGGTGACTTGGTTTGATGACACCACAAAAGTGCCTGACTGGTTGCTCATTTCGGCGAGGCTTGCACCAATGCTGGTGTGGGTCGTGACTTCAGGTCGAATGAAGATCTTGCCACCACCCGGCATGGACTTGGCACCGACTGCGTCAACGACTGGACGACGGCCAACAAAGTTGTTGTAGACGGGCCCAAGGATTGGGGTTGGGAGCACACCGGGCGTGTCGCTGGTGACAACATCGGGAGCTGCAGCGCGAAGTGCTTCGTGCATGCGTTCCCAAGCGGTTCCGCCTGCGATGGCTGCACTCAAGTATTCGACTGCGGTTGGCAGTTTTGCGTCGCGCTTTACAGCGGTTGCGTAGATTGGTTGAGTCGCGACAGCGGCTTCAACGGTTGTGGGTTCTGACATGGTTTCATCCTCCTCGGATGGTGTTGGGGTTGTTTCTGTTGGGGTTTCGGTTTCGTCGGGTTCGCTTTCATCGGGTGATGAGGCGGCGACTGAGTAGATCTGTGCGTCAGCGTAAGCGGGCTGTGTGACGACCGACAGTTCCACAAATCGTGCTTGAGAGACCTCTAGCGTGCCGTCTGACAGCCTCTTAAACTTGGTGGGGATTGCGCCCACGGAAACGCTGTCTAACGCACCATCGGCGAGCAGTGCGAGAGCGTCGTCAGCTGCTCGAGTTGCGCTGAGTTTGGCGACAAACATCATGCCTTCGCTGGTTGACACTCTCTCGGTGACTCGACCGATCACGCGCGTGTCGTCGTGGTATTCCAAAAGTTTGGGCATTGGGCCATCCTCGGGAAGAGAGCCCTCAAGAAAGATCACCGATTCGCCACCACTTAATTGCGCCTTGACATTCCACGGAACTGCAAGGCCAGTGATCTGGCGTGTCGGTTCACCGTCGGCTGATGCGTCCAGTGTGATCTGTTGCGCTGTTAGTTGGATCATGAGTATTCGTCCTCGCGGTTTCCAGATTCGTAAGCGGGCTCGCGCTCAACATTCCCTAAATCGTTTTCGTACATGTAGTCAGAAACATCAAATTTGACGTACCGTCCGCGTGGCAAAAGTTGATTCATGCTGAGTGTCTGCTCGATTGCGTCCAAGTATTGTTTGGTGCCAAAAAGGTAAAGATCTTGGCGTGCTTGTTGCGCGTTCTGGTATGTGTAACCCTGAACGCCAATACCGAGAAGATATGCGGGAATTCCAGCGGCACGCGACAGTTCTAACGACTGAAATTGACGCGACTCAATCAGTTGCAGTTTGTTCGGGTCACTGGAAAACTCTTTGAAAGTGACGACACTGTTGAGTGCGCCAATAGCACCAACTTGGCGAGCGTTGCGCCAAGCGGCGGCAAGTTCGGAAAGGTCCTCGGCTGACATTGGTTCGGATGCGTCGGTTTGCTGAAGCCACCCGGCAGCAATCTCATTGACAGCAAAACGATCAGCTGCTTGCTGAAGTTTAAGGGCCGTCATAATTGCGCGGTTGCCCGTATACAACAGACCTTGCGACGGTGCCAAGAATTGCACGACGTCATCGGTGGCTAATGGGTAACCGTTAAATTCAACTTGATCGGACGGGCCGAACCATTGCGGGCCTGCTTGATCCATTGTTGTCACCATTGCGGCAGGTAACCATTGGAACGAAAGCGGACGGCCTGTAGCAGTTGAACGACTTGTGATATACCAGAATCCGCGACCGTGAAGCATGAGATCCGTAACGAGTTGTGAGAAAATGAAGTTGCGCGTGACCTTCGGATCGGGCTGATCCATCCACGACTCGTTTTCCAAATAGATTTCCTCGTAGGATTCGCCACCCCATTGCGTCGTATAGTGCTTGAGTTCTAGGCAGCCGACCATAGACGCGATCATCTGAATCGAGCGAGCAACAGTAGGGACAGAGAGGGCCAGTTCTTGCGACGCCCCGACGGAGTACGTATAGAACTGACCCACCTGTGCGGCAGAACCTGCTGCAGCCTGTATCGGTGCAGACGCAAACGCGGGGGTCGCGTTAACTTTCTTGCTACCGAAAAGAGCCATCCCTGCGATTCTCTCACAAATATTTTGTGAATGTAAGTACCCCTACCCGAAAGCAAAAGCGGCTTTATTTGACCGCACTGGACGCCCTGCTTCAGCTGCGGCCCAAACCATGCAACGCGCCAACTCAATCGGACCGGGTGATTTCTGACTAGACAACGGTGCAGCACCCTCAGACAGTTTGACCATGACAGCGCGCGTGACGTGTTCAGCCAAAGAGTTTTCGCCAGTGTGTCGCAACTTGTCCTCAATAATCATTGAGCGAACCATTGGTGTTGCCGTTTTCATTTCGCGGTAGCCGACAATTTGAGTGCGCCTAGCAAAATCAGGTGGCACGTTGGGGTGGATAGTTGGGTTGACTCGAAGTTGGACGTCACGATCCTGCATAACGCGATTGACTTCGGCCCACATTTGAGCCTGAGAATCAACCACAAATTCGGTGCTAACAATGACTTTTCCTTCATGCTGGACGGCCCTTACGCCACAGTATCTCTGGTCATCAAGGCTGGAGTCCACCGCAAGAATTCCACCCGGTGGCATTGCAACTTGGGAAACGAGATCATGCCAAATGTTAGGAATCCAAGACTGCGTTGAGCCTTGCCACATATTCAAATGTTGCTGAATAAATTCGGAACTAGGGATCGTTTTGTATGCCTCCTCCAACGCCTCCCAAGACACGGTTGTCCCAAGCGCGGGATTACTCCACGGCCAAAATCTGCGATCAGAAACTGGCGACCCACTTGGCGCGCTCCACTCAGCAAAAAACATCGGCGACTTTTCACCCTTGTCAATAGAGTTAATCGCACCCTCACGCATAGAAATCATCACCTCTGATCCAGTGTCGCCAGCCGTTGACCAGCAGGAAAATAGCGGGCTTTTTCGAGCGACTTGGCTCGGTTTCAATGCGCCCCACACAACCTGCGGACTGATGGCCCAAATTTCATCTATCAGCAAAAGGTCTACCGAGTAACCAACCTTGCCAGCGGTCGCAGCTGCTGAACGGATCGTCGTTCCGTCAGGAAACACCAACGACTGACGCTGATAAGACTTCATCAACTTGGCACCAAACATCTCAACCATCGGTTCCGCAATATCCATAAACAGATCGGCGGCGCGCTGGTATTCGTTAGCGACCAACATGATGGTCTGAGGTTCGCCTCGAATCGCGGCCATCTGGACGGCCCACCACGACGCCAAAATTCTGAGAGCCACACTCTTACCCTGTTGACGCGCCGACGTTGTCAAAGCAGACCTATGAATCAGAGTCCCTGTCTCACGGTCCTCAGGAGTCGCATAGGCAAGTTGCCCGGCAAGAGTCACTTTTTGCCACGGCATCAAACTGACGCCATAAACGCGTTGCGCAAAAGCCTCAACGGATGAGACATAGTCACCAGCCGCTTCATAAGGCGTAACCAATCTTGGCAAAGCCCTACCAACCTCGGGCAGATCCTCCTCAATCTCGCTGGTTCGGCTCGGTTTCCGTTTCGATATATCTTGAAAGT